AGGTTAGATCCATAACCTAAGAAGTTCGCGGTCGAAAACCAGAAGTTTGCGTTAGCATCATTCGGATCACCAAAAAGGGTTCTCAATTGATTAACGCTATTAATGTTAATTCTTTGCTCAAGCGGACCCCAATCAAAGAATCCTGCAAAACCTGTTCGAGTCGTAGAGACTGCTGGGATAATATTGGTGAGATCAACTTCATTGACTTCAACACCGGGGCTAACTTGGAATGCCATAAACGATTCTCCTTTTGGTCTTAGTATTTAGCAAAATGCTGATTACAAAGAGAAGCCATCATTATCAAAATTTTTCCATACGGTTCCTTCACTGTCTACTTCCGTATCTTCCGTTCCGTTATCAATAAAACCGAACGGCATCAGATCCTCCTCTAACTTTTCAATCTTTTCTTTATACAGTTGGTCACGAATATTTAGGTCTGTCATATCTTTGAAGTAATTCTGGGTTGATGCCCAAGCAAAAAGAACCAAAGTAATTACCAAGTCATCATGGTGTCCTACCTCGGCTTCAAATGATCCTTTTTTCGAGATAAAAGATGAAAGTTCTTGAATAATCTCGAAATCCTCAATAAGTAGTTTGTCCTGCTCAATCATCTCCTTGAGCATGGTGCAGCCGACTTTCTTTACTTTTGGACTCATACGCACACCCTGTTGCGTTTGATAATTACCAAATCCACCATCCATCACCTGTCCCTTTCGTCCACGGACAGAGGTGACGAGTAAATTTTCATATTCCATCTCGTTGTGCATAATATCAACAATCTCCTGACCCAGATCATTTACTTCGGTTAGAATGTAGGCATCGTTGTATCGCTTGCCCATCGCGTAAATGAGGTTTGGCAAAAGATATGGTGAAAGTTCATTATTTTTATATTGGGCTACGACTTTGTAGGGGGCGGCAGTAACATCAACAATCGTGACGGCATGATAATCTAAATCTTTACCGCGTGAAACGTCAACACCCATGAAATATATGTGTTCAGGTTCAGGCTCATGGTAGACCTTCAAGCCGTCCTCACGCTCTTGGATTGGACGAGTGTAGTGAAGCGATTTCAACTTTGAAGGGGCTATGAGCGTGTTTACGGAGCCAAGGAAGTCACATTCAAACTCTTGCCGAAACTGCTGAGGAGATGTGTTCCGAATCGTCTGTTTTTTCCACTTATCATCACGACCCGGAACGTCTGACCAGTGAACTTCAATCGGAGTATAGGAGTTTTGACCGTCTTCGGCATCCTTCCAAAGTTTATAAAACATATTCAAACCTTTGGGAGTGCTGACGATCAGAACCTTTGTGCTTTGACCGGCTGAGATCGTGGGATACACAGAGTTGAAAAACTCATCAGCCACGTTTTCGGGAACGAATGCAAATTCATCCATAAACAATAAGTTAAAAGAACCACCCCGAACGGCGGAGGATGATGTGGATGATGCAAGAATCTTTGATCCATTTTCCAAAACAATAGATCCTTTGTTCCACTCAATGACTCCCTGCTGAAGCCATTTTGGCAGATGCTCGTAGGCTAACTTCAGACGACCCAGCAGTTCACGAGCAGTTGTCAATTTGTTGGCTAGAATTGCAACATTTTTATCAGGATTGAATAAAATGTAATGAAGTAAATATGAAATAACCGTCGTGGATTTGCCAGACTGTCGAGGCATCTTGCAAATGACGAAGCGATCATTATGAACAGATTCTAAAATTTTCTTTTGAAAACTATAAGGTTCAAATTGAACAAGACCCTCATCAAGAGAGACAATTTTGATATAATTTTCAATAAAATACATCGGATCGGATACGCACTTGGCGTATTCTTCGATCTGTTCTTTTGTGTATTCTGACTCTACACCGGCTGCCTTGATATTGGCATTGCCGAGATATGCTTTATCATCCAGTTTCTTTGTCATTGTTCTTTACTTTTTTCACTTTCTTTTCTGGAAGTTGTTGTCGAACAAGGTCTTGCAGTTCTTTTGTAGAACCCACGAAGAATGCGTTGTTAGTCACATTTCTTACTTGCTCATCTTCCTCTAAGGTTTTCATTTGTTTATGAATATCAAGTAGGTCTTTGTTGGCTTCGGTTGCGGTCTTAAGAAGTTGGCTGACCACTTCGTAGGCTCTTGGGCTGTCGCTCTCTGAGGCTACTTTGAGAATACCATCTATGGCTTCTTTGCTATAGTCAATCACTTCTTTTATGTTTTCGCGGACTTCGCCATAGTCTTTACGCTGTTCAATCTTTTTTCGTTCGGGAAACTTTGAAAGATCAATTTCTACAGGTTTTCGCAACTCGCCCGTGACCTTGGCGGGATCTTTAACATTATGTGTCGTATCCCGCACCTCCGTAGGCTCTATGTTTAAAGCGTTTTCAAGTGGATTTTGTTCTTTATCAGCCATCTAAGGTCGCTCCTGTGATACTGAGTCTGTTTGGATATTGGAAAATATCAGTGGTCACACCAGCCACGGCAGGCAATGAGTTCGCACCGCTCGGACCAGTGATGCTGGAAATGATGCGTGAGGCGGCGGCAGTCGGTCCTGTGATACCATCATCCGTAAAGAATGAGTTGAATACAGTGACATCAGAAGTTTTGATATACTTCGCTGTCTTGGTTGGTGAGAACACAAATGTGTGTGCTGTGAAATCAATAGTCACAATAACAGAGCGTTGCTCGGACGTATCACCCTCGTATTGAATCTCTGGACTGACTGAATTGATTACAATCGGAACATCAATCTTAGTATTAAAGTCGGAAAAGTTTATTGTAACAGTAAACTCTGGGGTGAAGTATGGAACGATCTGCTCAACAATTTGTAAGGCATCGTCCATTGTGCGAGTTGCAATAGACAATTGAAATCCGACCAAGTATGGAACCTCTGCGAATTGTGTCTGAACATTTGTCCCGTCCGCAGTTTTGATACTTTTGTAGACTGTGTTTCTTTTTCTAGTTCCATCATAATTTATAGAGAGAATATTGAATCCCATTCTAGGTAAAACACTTGCGATTCCTGCCGCGTCAGTTTGACCCTTTGTATTAGGAAACTCATTGAGCATTCTCAAGAATTTTTCTTTAGGAGCAAATGTAATCGGAACCAATACTCTTTTATTAACTGACCCGTCTTTGTTTCTTCTGACCACAAAAATCTCATCAAACAAAGTGCCGAAGGCAACCACTGTTTTGCGAATAGTCTCATTGTAAAATGTGGTAAACATTATAAGTCTCCCTCACTAAATGGATCTGTATCTGTAAAGTCCAAGAAACCTGATGCTTCAAATTCAAGTTCAAGATTGTTCTCGAATGAGTCTTTGACAAAGAAATCGTTCGTAAGACCAATAGAGGATACATCGTATGTTGCACCAGAACTGTTTCCAAAAATATTTCTTGGGTTTTCAAGTAACCCTGCAACAAGAGTTGCCTCAACAGTTTTATCTGCTGAATTCCAATTTACGACATCCAGCGTTGCCCCAGTTGCTCCAGAAGTATTGTAAAGATACGCAATTTCCCCTTCGGTAAAGTTTCCGACACCAGTGCCAAGTTGGGCAAAAACCAGTCGAGTGTATACGTCTGCCGTGGCTCCGTCAATAACATCGAATCCGGTGTCCATGTCCTCACCAGAGTATTTGAACATGCTACATTTTAAATCATAAGTAAAAATTTTACCGAACGAGTGGAAGTCTTTATCTCTCTCAACAAAATTAATTTCAAACAGACCATTGGTCAAAGGAAAATAAACAAGGTCGCCCTCTCTTGGATAGGTGTAATCTTTGTCGGCAAAAACTTTGAGAAATCTTGTTCTGGAAACTGACAGTGTAATTTCATCTTTGATTTCCAAACCAAACTGAGACATGATTTCGCCTTCGCCTTCAAAGCCATCATAACTTTGAATATACATCTCAAGTTCACGACCATTTTCAAACTTAGGAAGTCTGTCCTCACCAAAAATTTCATCAACATTTACGAGCGATCTTGGAATGTAAACCATGTCCATTCCGTGAATCTTGATCGACTCTACCACAAGATCATCAACAAGCCGTTGTTCGGCTTTATTTTTAAACTTGTTGAAATATTGATTCGTAGCCATTTATTACCCCGTGAAGAAATCTGGTGGAAGTTCGTATTTGTCTTGGAGGGTATCTTCGATTCTTTCCATCTCCTCGTTACCTTGTGAGACAAGGGCTTGTGCGTCAAACTGAACATTACCCGGAAGGTTAATGCCTTGATATTTGATAAGATTCATTCCCCATTGTTTTCTAAAAGATGCAGTAACGTATCTCTTGAGAAGAATATCGTTGTATGCCTCGGTATAGGTATCCGGATCAACGATCACATAAGCGTCAATGACGATAAAATCACCCACCTCAACAGTTTCAGACCAATTCATATCAATGTATAACTTATTTGTCACACGACTAAATCTGAGTTGTTTTTCTGGAGACAGAAAATCTGATAAAAGATCAATATATGTCTGAGTGATATAATAATTTGACATATCGCCCATACTTCTCATGCCATAGAGGTCTTGAAGAGCAGTTTGATATCGAATACTAAACATATTTGTCCCTGAGCCGCCGTCATCAAACTGAAAAACTTTAGTTACAGTTTCAATTTTAGTGCCGTCTGCTGCTTGTGGATAATCATTAGGTCCGGTTAGACCAATGGAGTCTGTGTCGATAAATCCATTGTCGATGTCAGTTTGAGTGATTTCGTATTTAAATAATGCACGCTCAGTGCCGTCAAAATGATACTCTTGAAAAATCTGAATCGCGTCGTCCAGAGCGTCCTCTAATTGAGCGTCATCGACATTGATTTCGATTACTGGTGCGCCTAACTTTCTTAGTGCATAATCTTTCAGTTCTTCTCTTGATGAAGGTTTGGACATTTAGTGCGCTCCTTTTCCTCTTATATGTATTGGAACGTGGCTTCCTATACCTTCTGGAAAAGTTACTGTTTATCAAGGAACGTAATCCGGAGAGTTCGTGCTAATGACATACTGAACTTCGACAAGATTTGGTTCAACCTCGTTCTGACATGCGTAAACGACAGCAAATCCTCTTCTATTATCGTCATTTAGGTCTGTCAGGTCCACAACACAATTAAACTCCTCTTTGAAGTTTCCGGTTCCGTTGAATTCACAATATTTTACCTGATTTACATTAAGCCCGCTCACAACGGTTCCATTTGAACCATCACCATCTCCCGCATTAATATCAGACATTTCTGTGAGCAATGATGTGAAATGGATTTTAGTCGCTTTAGAGGCACTGCCACCTTCCATAGTAATTTTTGCAGTAATATTATACTTTCTATTACCTGCAAGGCAAAGCACATCTCCCTGACTCGTGAGACTACTAGCAGAGGGATCGGGACATGGTTTTGGTAAGAATCTATCTTGACCACCGGGAGTTGCAGAGCCATTGAAACTCGAAGTCTCCTCACCATTAAGAGTTGTGAATACTTCCTCTGTTGTTAAAGCACCAGTCAAATCCAAACCTGTGATAGACGCAGATCCTTGAAGTGTGTATGAGTTCTGAGTAACGGGCAATCTCCTAAACTTTGCTACGTTTGTTTTTGCTGTTGCTGTATCATTAAATTGTCTAAATAAAGTCACTTGATCAAAGTAATCAATCAAAGAAGAGTTAGACGGTGATGCCGTCGCCCCCATAGCCTTTGCACCACCCCCACCAAACTCAAGACCATCAAACATTACACCCGTGATTAATGGACTAGCATCACCACCGCCACCACCAGTGGCGGTTGAATTGATTGTGTAGATCGCTCTACCAGCATTATCATCAGCAAGACTCACTGTGACGTTATTACCACCTCTAAGTCTGATGGTATCCAGAATCGGATCTGAGTCCGAGGAACGTAGAGTCGTGGGTGTTCCATTCGTTCCGTTTTGGGACTCAAAAGTTCCGATAGCACCAGTCGCACCAGTATTACCGTCATCACCAGTTGCACCAGATGGATTGTGGAAGAAGTAAACCTCTTCACCATTTGTAATATTTGCACCAGTCGTGTCTTCAAGTCCAATCGTATAGCGTTTACTTGTTCCAGCACCAGTGGATGACAAAGTGATTGCTCTACCAGTGAATGATTGGGTTCCGTCAGAGGAAATAACATATACTCTGTCTTTACGATCAGTGCTGATATCACTGATGTAATCGTCAATAAATTCACCATCTTTGCTAGTAGCATTGAGTTGAATTTGCGGAGGAACTTGTCCGGGCTGAGTCCGAATAATACCAGTTGAGTCTGGTGTAGTATTTAATTTATCATACAGGAATCCTGCTGGTTTACCTGATGGACCGGCACTACCATCTGCCCCTGCCGGACCCCTACCGCCTGCGGGACCGAAGTTGACATGACCAAAAATATCAGCATCAGAAGATGTGATGTCGCCGCTCTGTTGTGACAAATCAGCGGGTAATAGAGTGATTGTATAGAAATTGCCACTGGAATCGTAAGTGAACGGAGCAATGAATCGTCCAGTCAACGCTGTTGGTTTTGTATCACGAACGATCAGAGAAATGGTATCATCAATTTCAAATATTTTACCACTACCCAATAAATCTGAAAGATCAAAACCTTCAGCATCAGTGCCTGACATTTTAATAGAAGCCAGTTGCGCCCCTCCAATATTAGAGCGGTCAACCCAAATTTCACCAGAGTTCGGAGTGACAGAAGCAATCGAAGCATTATCTACCTGTCGAACTCTAAATCTAAATCCTGCACTTCCTGTTGCACCAGTGGCTCCCGTGGCTCCTGTTGCCCCAGTTGCACCACCACCTTCATCACCTTTTTCTCCCTTCGGAATGAAGTAGACACCAGACGTAATGCCAGATGAAGTTCCAAAGTCTGATCCAAAGAGGCTGTCACTATTGACACCGATTGTTAAGGTTGATGAGAAAGCAGATTTAGATGAAACTTTACCACCAAAAATACCTGACCCATCTCTAGCCTGAACAACAAACGTATCACCAGTCGTGATGCCTGCATAATAATTTTCAATGCTTAAATTATCATCAGAAGTTGCACCAAGTTTAAATTCATTGTCTCCGTTGACAAAACCAATTTCACCTGTGTTGTTAGATGCGGCTGCTAAGAAACGATATCTTAAACCAAAGATGCCAGTTGCACCGGCAACACCATCCTCGCCAGTTGCACCAGTTGCACCCGTCGCTCCAGTCGCCCCAGTGGCTCCTGTAGCACCTGTCGCACCTGTAGCACCCGTGGCTCCTGTTGCACCAGTTGCACCAGTCGCACCAGTGGTTCCGGGTCCGGACTTGACAAAGTAGAAGGCAACAGTTTCATCAGTAGAGAATGACCCTGCTGATGAATCAGTTCCTTCAAAAACAAAGTTTGTGCCGGGAGCAGTAATGTTTGTAGGTCGAACAGTGGCGAACGCCTCGCCATCAATGCTTTGAACAATACAAAGATCACCATCATTATCTGTGCTAACTTGGTTCAGATAATTTGTAATATTAAGACCAGTCAACGTGCTTGGGTTAATTGTAATTTTATTTGTGGACGCACTAAAGAATAATTTACCCGCTGCGACACTACCAACATTAGCGGCAAAACTATAAAGGAAGCCCGCCGATCCTGTTGCACCAGTCGCACCTGTCGCTCCAGTGGCTCCCGTTGCTCCAGTTGCTCCCGTGGCTCCAGTGGCTCCGGTAGCACCCGTGGCTCCTGTTGCCCCGGTCGCTCCAGTGGCTCCAGTTGCACT